CAAAACTACAGCAACTCCAAGCGATTCTCGTTCTGGAAGGAAAGGTGGTTCTTATGCGGGTACGCCTAGCAGTAAGATTTCTAAGAAAAAAGAAGACTCAGTTTCTACAAAGTATTCACCTCTTGTTGAAGAAATTAAAGATGAGCTAAGAGCTTTAGCAGAAAGACAAAAGATTGGTAGAAGAAAACTTAGGTTTAGACTCTAATGGCTACACAAAGAAATTGGAGAAAGAAAAAAACTATTGGGATGTACCTTAATAGGAGGCAATGGGAAAGAGAGTTTGAACCAAGTGAATCTGCTGCTTATGAAATAGAACTAGAACAAGGTGGTTATCTTGTTATTGAATCATCACAAGCTGCATCACCGAACTATATTATAACGGAGTAAATATGGCAACAACTAAAGTATCAGAACTATCAGCAAAAACTGCAACAGCAGGTAGTGAAGAACTACTTATTAATGATGGTGGTACTTCTAAGAAGGTTACTATTGATAATGTACTTCACGATAATTCAATAAGAGCAGAACATTATGTAGATGGTAGTATTGCTACAGCACACATAGCAGACAATGCTATTACTTCAGCCAAGCTAGGAGTAGATGTTATTGTTGCAGAAGATATAGCTAACAATGCTATTACTGTAGCAGAACTTGCAGATAACGCAGTAACAACAGCTAAAATTTTAGATGACAATGTAACAGCCGACAAGTTAGCTAATTCAATTAACACAGAAATTGCAGCTAATACAGCTAAAACAACAAACGCTACACATACTGGCGAAGTAACAGGAGCAACTGCTCTTACAATAGCAGACAATGTAGTAGACGAAGCAAATCTTAAAGTGTCTAACACACCTACTAATGGTTATTTTTTATCGGCACAGTCTGGTAATACAGGTGGACTTACTTGGGCAGAAGTTACAACTACAATTGCTGATGGTTCTATTTCAACTGCTAAGATTGCAGATGATGCAGTTACAGCAGATAAATTAGCCAACTCAATTAACACCGATATTGCTACAGGTGTTACAGCTAATACTACAGCTAATGCTGCTTTGCCTAAAGCAGGTGGCAATATGACAGGTAGTGTAAATTTTACTGATAACAGTCAAATAAGACTTGGTAGTAGTAATGATTTATCTTTATATCACGATGGTTCTGATAGCATAATTAATGAAGAAGGTACTGGCACATTAATTATTATGTCAAATGGTACTGGAATAAATTTACAAAAAGGCACTTCTGAAACTATGGCTAAATTTGTAGTAGATGATGCTGTAGAACTTTACCATAACAACGTTAAAAAAATTGAAACAACTGCAAATGGTATTACAGTAACTGACAGAGTAACTGGTTCAAGTAATTTAGTTCTCGCTTCATCAGATAGTAATGAAAATATTACTTTAAATGCTGGAGGTTATATAGATTTTGAAACTGATGGTACTGTTGAAATGCGACTTGAAGCTGATGGTGACTTACATGTTGATGGTGATGTTATTGCATTTTCAACTACAATTTCAGATGAAGCACTTAAGTATGACATTAACCCTGTAGAGTTTGCACTTGACAAGATTAATCAACTTAAAGGTGTGTCTTACAAATACAAACATAACGACAGAGAGTCAGCAGGTCTACTTGCTCAAGATGTTGAAAAGGTTATGCCTTCAGCAGTTAAGACAAAAAAAGTACCATTAGTTACAGGTGATGACAAAGAGTACAAAACACTACACTATGATTCAATGACAGCAATACTTGTTGAAGCAATCAAGGAGTTAACTGCAAAAGTTAAAAAACTGGAAAGTAAATAATGCCATTAACAGGTAGCGGACAAATTAGTTTAGGAGATATTGCAGGTGAATTTGGTGGTTCAGCACCACACGCACTTAGTGAATATTATAGTAATGGTAATGCTCCTGCTAATGGAGAAATACAATTAGCTGCTGATTTTTATGGTACTTCTAGTGCTACAGCATTAACTATATCCTCTAATACAAGTAACTATAATATTAAAACCGCAGCAGTAGCAGCAGGTGGTGACCAAAATACAAATGTTAATTTAACTATTAATAGTGGTGTTACAGTAAACTCTAGTTCTAGTTCTAATCCTGCTATGAAAACTGATACAGGTTGGGGTAGTGGTGTTACGATTACAATTACTAACAATGGCACAATAATAGGTGCTAATGGTTCAGCAGGTAGTGCAGGTTCAGATGCTACTTCTAACCCTAGTTCTGGTGGTGGTACTGGTGGTGCGTCTGGACCAAGTAATACTCAAGGAGCAGCTAGTGCAGGCTCAGCAGGTAGTGCAGGTTCAGGTTCAGCAGGTTCAGGACAAAACGGAAGTAATGGTTCAGCAGGTGGTAATGCTTTTGAACATTCACAAACAAGCGATAATAATTTAGCAGTTGTATTTTCTACAGCAGGAACTAGAACAGCAGGTTCTGGAGGAGCAGGAGGAGCAGCAGGTACTTTAACCATTAATGGAAACGGTGGCGGAGGCGGTGGTGGTGCTTCTGCAGTTTCTTGTCAAGGTGGAGCAGGAGGCGGTGGTGCTGCTAATGGTTCTAATGGAGGCTCATCTGGTGGCTCAGCAGCAGGAGCAGGTGGAGCAACTACTGGTGGTTCAGGTGGCGGTATTGGTGGATATTGTGATGGTTACTATTGGCCTGCAGGTGGAACTGGAGGAGCAGGTGGTAATTTAGGAAATGCAGGTTCAGCAGGTAATAATAATAGTGCAAATGGTAGAGGAACTTGGACAAATATTTACTCAGGTGGTGCAGGAGGAGCAGCAGGTTCTAGTGGTTCATCTAATGGCTCAGCAGGTTCAGCAGGCTCTAATGGTTCAGTATTAGCAGGTAATACAGGACAAATATCTTAAAGGAATATTATGGCAAATTTAAAAGCAAAAAGAATATTAGGCGGTACTTATACTGCTGATGATACTTTAGAATTACAATTAACTTATACAGGACAAGCACATAGTTGTAATCAATACATTGAAGTTTTATCTGGGCCTACTGTTACACACGGAGGAGGAGCGTCAGCTTCAACACCACTACATTATAAATCAGCAATTACAGATGCAGATGGGGATGGAATTATAGATTACTCAACATCACAAATGACATTAGTACAAGCTAGTAAAGGAACTACAGTAATTAAAGTAGTTGCAGATGTTCTTCTTAAAGCAGATGTTGATACTTGGCAAACAAACTACAACACTTGGTTAGACACTTATACAAGTATAGTTGTCAACGAAGATGGTAATGATGAGTTAGTGTTAGCAGATGGAGCTCCAGATGCTCCTGTTTATCCTACAGCAACTACATATAAGTCAGGTGAAATTACGTTAAAATGGGAAGATGATACTTTTGTATGAAGATAATTTTTAAAGATACAAGCAACAAAAAAATATTTGTTACAGAAGAAATTAAAAAAAAAGATTAAGTATTTGTAAAAAATGTGAACACCATTTAGAATGGTTAAATTTATACAGATGTAAAACTTGTGGTTGTATTATGGATGCAAAAGTAACTTTAGTTAAAAGTGAATGTCCTATAGGTAAGTGGTAATATGAATGATTATTGGTTTCCTTATTGGGGTGGATTATTACTTAAAACAACAATTACAAAAGAATTACAGAAAGAATTGTTAGATAAAGGTAAAAAAATAATTGATGAAAAATTAAATTATAGAAAAGAATTAGCAGGAATGATTGATAAAGAATATTTTTATCCTAATCATAAAAGTTGGTTTAAACCTTATATAAAAACATTTCTTAATTTGTATGAAAATAAATATATGGAAGGATGGCAACAATCAACACCACATATAAAAAAACCTTTTAATATTATAGATAGTCAATTGTGGATTAATTTTCAAAAAGCTAACGAATATAATCCTAGACATAATCATAGTGGTTGGGCAGACTTATCTTTTGTTATGTATTTACAAATACCAGAAGTATTAAAAAAAGAAAACGAACAAAGTAAAGACAAATATAACAATAGTGGAGCAGGAGCAATTTCTTTTTATAGTGGCGACCCTTTACCTTTTTCTATAAATGGATTTAGTGAGTTACCAAAAGAACGAGATATGTTTATTTTTCCTTCTTGGATGATGCACTCAGTTAATGCTTTTAAATCAGATGTAGAAAGAATTTCTGTAGCAGGTAATATTACTTTAGAAAAAAATGATTAAAAAATTTATACTGTTTTTATTAATATCTTTTTCTGTAATAGCAGATAACGACCCTATAGTTACGGAGTCTACATCAACAGTTACAACAAATGGTACGCAAACAACTAAAGTAGAAAGTCCACCACCTAGTGCTATATCGCCTCAGTTTGGTAGTGGAAACAATAGTGATTTATGTACGATTAGTTCTAGTGGTTCAGTACAGACACAGATACTAGGATTGTCAGTAGGTACGACATACACAGAAGAGAATTGTTTAAGGTTAAAGAAAGCACAAAAGCTGTATATGTTTGGAATGAAAGTTGCAGCAGTAAGTGTGATGTGTCAAGACCCAGATGTTTTTAGAGCGATGGCTCAAGCGGGAACTTACTGTCCGTATGATGGTTTGATAGGACAGCAGGCTAAAGATGCTTGGGCAGTACATACAAATGAGATACCAGTACCAAAGGAGAAAGATGAAATTAGTGTTGCAGAAAAGCGAGATAAGGCTCTTAGCATTATGGGTACTGTTGCTGCTGCCTTTATCTTCTTTTAGTTATACATTTGGTTATACCAATAATGCTGCTTTATATGGTAATACTTGGAAAATGAATACAAGTACTTTAGGTGTTAGTGCTGAAGAAGGTTTAGATATAAGTGGTGTTCTTTACAACTACACAACAGTTAAGAATGTAGTAGATGACTTTACAGTCACAATAGAGAATGACAAAGTTGGTGGTGGTTATGTTTTCCAAGACACAGAAGATTGGTCTGGTAAGTATGGTGGAAAAGTACAGAATGTTATACCTTTACCTTACACACCAATAGAACAGTTTGGTGATGGTAGAATTAAAAGTACAGGTACAGGCAGTATAGAAGATGTAACCATACTCTATATGTACAGATGGGATTTATGTAGAAACGCACAGAATGATGAAAGTTGCCCTAACTACATACCACCACTACCAGTTATACCTAAGATAGAGATATATGATGCTTTAGAAGATGACTCAGTTAAAGAAGCTACTGAAGAAACAGATAGTGAATTATACGAAAAAGAAGAAGAGAGAAAAAGCACAGAAGAAGAGGAAGAAGAAAGAGAGCGTTTAGAAATAGCACTTGCTTCTAGTGGAAATGCTTTAACAATAGCAAACGCATCAAGCCAAGCAGCTATTTTAAAAGCAATGAATTTAGTAGCTAATATAAATTCTTATTATACTGCTAAGATTCCAAGTACAATTTACAAAGATACAATTGTACTACAAGACAAAGATATAGTGGATAATAGATTAGTGTTTAGAAGTTTAACACAAGAGCAATTACACAACGAAATGATACAGGAGCAGTATAAATGAACAAACTAATTACTTTATTTTTGGTAGTAGGACTTACTGGATGTTCTTTACTTATGCCTAAAAAAGCAGAAGCTGTTACTAATATTAACGGTAATGTAGAATCTAGGTGTACAGTTAATACCGATACAGTTGGTTACTACGGAAACCCTAATGCCTATACGCTTACAACTTTACCTGCAAGTAACGGGCAAGTACCTATTGTTCGTGTAGACACATCTCTAGCTAATGCTTACAAAGCACAGATAAGCTACCCTACTTCATTTAGTTCTAGTCCAAGTTTAGGTGACACAGTTGTATGGACAGGAGCAGTAGCAGTAGACCAAACATCTTCTTCAGATATGTCTGGTTATCAAGCAGCCAGTACCTTGTCAAATGGTGGAGCAATGCGAACTTACGCTTTAGCACATGCAGGCACAACTTGGTTTAGTGTGACTTCAGTTGCTACATATGGTGGTGGACAACAAAAAGCATTTCCCGGTGGTTCTTATACAGCAGTTGTAACAGCAGAATGTATCGCCCAGTAATACTTTGGGCATTGCTATCTAGTATTGTAGCTGCTCATGATATGACACCCACTTACCCTAAGTGGAAAATGTCTTTTATACCTACTGCTAAGATGACTACAATGCAGATATTTAATAAAAGGGAAGATGTACAATGGTATCAGATAGGTGTGTTTAATAAAGATTGGGAGCCTATACCTTTTGTTACAAGATATAAAATAGTTAATGTAAAACATTTACAGCGTGTTAGATTTGATGTTTATATTAGCAATAAAAATGTACAAGAATCTAAGTATATATGCTCTACATCTAAACTTAGAGGCAATGATAACTTTAAACCTATAGTAGAATCTAGGATATGTTCGAGGTTTAAGTGAAAAGATGGCTAGTTTTACTATTACTCAGTACACAAGTAATAGCAGATAGCAACTCAATGAGTTTTTCTTTGCCTAGTATAAGTTCTGTAAGCGGTTCAGACAGTATTAGAGCAGGTGATTTAGATTGTAAGAACAGTATTGGTGGTAGTACTAACTTTGAAGTAGGTATGACAGGTGTAATAAACAATGCTACAGTTCCTATAATAGGTAAAGAAGACCCTAATAATCCTCAATCTAAAGATATAGGGTTGTATGCTAGATTAGTTATACCGTTAGACGGACCAAGTGAGCGTATAAATTGTAATACTTTGTATCAATTAGAGTTACAACGCAGAAGATTAGAGGTAGAAAGGCTTAAACAAGAGATTGAATACTTAAAAATGATACAAAATGATGGAGCATTCAATAACTAATGGCAGATTTAGGAGAAAAAGTAGCACAGGTAGAAGGTTTAGTAGATAAACGATTAAGTTTCTTAGGTTTAAAGTTTACATATACTACTCTCGCTGGCGCATTTGCTCTTTTAAGCACGATTGTAGGCTCGCTGTACGGAGGCTTTCTAATGTATCAAAAAGTTGAAGGAATAGCTAATTTAGACCTTGATGCTATAACTGGACAAATGAAGAAAACTTCATCAGATGTTATAAGAATAGAAGAACATGCTAACGCAATTAAGATAGAATTAAAGAAAGATATGACAGATTTGCGAAATGCACAATGGAACTTAGAATCTAAAGTTGATGGTAAACTACAGTCAGTAGATACAAAACTTACTAGCTACGATACAAAGCTAGATAGATTTGAAGTAAAAGTAGAGAAGACTAAAGTAGATATGGAAAAAAGAATACAAGAGTCTTTAGATAACCCACTAGCAAACTAGGAGATTATATGCCACAAGGAAAAGGAACATACGGAAAGACAAGAGGTCGCCCACCAATGAAGAAAAAAGGTAAAAAGAAGTAATGGCTGATTCAAGGCTTAAAAATGCAGGAGTATCTGGGTATAACAAACCTAAGCGTACTCCTAACCATAAAACTAAAAGTCATGTTGTAGTAGCTAAAGAAGGAAGTAAGATTAAAACTATTAGATACGGACAACAAGGAGTATCTGGAGCAGGTAGTAATCCTAAAACAGCAGCACAGAAAGCTAGGCGTAAGTCTTTTAAAGCTAGACATGCTAAAAATATATCTAAAGGTAAGATGAGTGCTGCTTACTGGGCAAACAAGAGTAAATGGTAATGGCTAAAAAAGGACTATACGCTAACATCAATGCTCGTAAAAAGAAAGGTATTAGCAGGAGTAAGAAAAACTCAACTATTACTAAGAAAGCTTACGCTAAGATGAAGAAAGGGTTTAAAAAGTAATGGATGACAAAAGAGTACAGTTACAATTAGACAAACATTCTAATCAGATAGCTAAGCTTTTTAGTAAGATTGACGACACTAATGATAAGATACAAAAGATATTTAATATGCTTAATCAAATCAGGTATTTTATTTATGGAGGGTTCGCTTACTTTTTAGCTTCTGAAGTAGGTATGTTTAATTTATTGAGGTTAGTAGCATGATAGGATTTTTAACAAATATAGCACCTATAGCTTTAGGCTTTGTTGCTAAGTTGTTTGCTTTAAAAAGTCAAGCAGCACAGGAACAACAAAAGATGATGATAGAAAACCTACAAGTTAGAAATGATTCTATCAACCAAGCTAGGTCAATGGCACAAAAAGAAAGTCCAATGGCTGCTATGAATAGAAGGATTATTATCCTAGTTATATTAGCTTTGATTATCTTTACACAGATAGCTCCTGTGTTTTTTAATGTACCTACAGTAATACCTACTGTAATTGAAGGAGCTAGTCTACTAGGTATACAGCTAACACCTGATACAATGGACTATGTAACTGTACAAGCAGGTGCTGTATTAAAGTTTGATGAAGTATTCCAATGGGCAACAATGATAATAGAGTTTTACTTTGGTGCGCAATTAGCTAAGGGGAAGTAAATGACATATAGAGAAGTAATAAACGAAGTATTAATAAGATTAAGAGAAACACCTATTGCTTCTGATTGGAGTGGTTCTATTAACGATAGCAGCACAGTATCTGATTACAATAAAGTTATAGGAGCTTTAGTTAATGACGCTAAAAGAAGTATAGAGTCTTACCATGATTGGCAGATACTTAGAGAAACTGTTAATATAACTACAGTAGCAGACACTAAAAACTATAGTTTAAGTTCAGGACAAGAGTTTAAAATAATAGATGTAATTAATAATGCTACAGGTAATGAATTATTACAAGTAAGTAGAGCTTATCTTAATAGAGAAAGATACCCTACAGCTTCTACAGGAGAACCTCATTACTATGGTTTTAACGGAGCAGATAGCTCTAATAACCTTAAAGTAGATTTATCTCCTACACCTAACAAGGCTGAAACTATTTCTTTTGACATAGTAAAGTATCAAGATGCACTTACTACTGCTAGTACAGTTGTTAAGATACCTACAAAGCCTTTAATACTAGGAGCTTATGCTAGAGCTTTATCTGAGCGTGGAGAAGATGGTGGCACACAGTCATCTATAGCAGCACAAGAAGCAGCTTCATCTATTTCACAAGCTATTATGATGGATGCAGGTAATACTCAGTTTGAATCAGATTGGTTTATGGGAAATATTCACTAATGGCTAAACAACT